GTCCACATGCGAAACAAAGCCACCAATCCAAGTGAAAGAAAGCGCATTACGGCCTTCATGTAGGTATCCGATCTGCCCGGGAACCCCGCCAAGCGCATCCTGTTTACCGTATATCGCCACGTTCTCGAACTGAAGGTTACTCACATCACCATTTCCACCAGACACATGACCTAACCGGAAAGCAACATTTGCCTGATTGCCCAAATTAAGGTACATATTTTTAAACGTTACCCCTGTTGTGCTATTGGCTCCATCCCTAGTGTCAACATCAAAGATAGTCACTCCTGAAATACCATGATTAACCCCTATTTTCAAGCCGTTCCACATACCTTGCTTTAATCCGATCAACTGGAAAACTTCATCATTAGATGGGCCATACCAGGCAATCAAACTTTGTCCTATACCCCAACCCCACCCTTCTACATCGATCCATGCCTGACCGGATTGAGTGTTATATACTACTATTGTACTGGTAAGTTTATAATGATTTGGTGCCGCTGGAATAATAACTTTTCCCCTTGCTGCTACAGCCGCATTGAAGGCATTTCTAAAAGCGTTTGTATCGTCGTTTGACCCATTACCAACCGCTCCGTATGACATCACGTTGAAGGTGGCCTGAACTTGGCCTCCACCTGTTGTAGGGCATGAAGGACACACGCCGGGAGGGCCTTGGATACCTTGAACGCCCTGGACACCCTGCGGTCCGGTTAAACCGGTTTCTCCCCTATCACCCTTTGGGCCAGTTAAACCGATCGGACCTTGTGCGCCGTCTTTACCATCTTCCCCATCCTTACACGTACACGGAATCGAATCAGGAGGAACAACTATAGAAGTATCCTGCCAGACATACCGCCCGGCTTTTGGAATGTCAATAGTCTGCGCGAATGTCAGCGCTGGGAGTAAGAGTAAGAGGATGAGTAGTTTCATAGTTATATAGCTGCAAATAAAGTTACTAACCTACCGTGAAAAGCTGATACATCAAATCCTGTATACTTAGCGCCAAATCCACAAGTCAATCTAAATGCTCCTCGGCTATCAATTGATCCTACGTTGTTTCTGGCTCCGAATATAAATGATTGTATTAATAATGTGCCCATAGCTGCTGCGCTGTTTGCCGCTGTGTCTGCAACTGCCGTATTTTTTATAAAATCCCTAGTTCCGCTTTTTAATGCCAGACAGTACAAAGAATCATCAGCATATGAGTTCTCAGTCGCTGAAGTCGTAGCAGTTGATGCCGTTCTAAAGTAAATATCAGGCACGGTATTTTGTGCGGTATCAATCAATCCCGCCCCGGCATTTTCTCTAACTCCAAACAAAGCACCGTCAACCCCGCTGCCCATTAAGTTATCCAAACACCACGCCCCGATGATAAAATCAGAATCGTAGTTAGCGTGAAGTTGTGAAATCGTTAACGGCGTGACTCGATAGTCCTTAGACGTTTGATCGGTTTGAATGTATCCATTAGCAACAAAGTCGGCTGTACCACCACCGGCTCCAATTTGGCCCCATTCAACCTCTCCGTTTTCTGATGTGTCAGTATCCCAAAGGAAGAGCCGAGCCAGTAATGCCAGATTACCGTCAGAATCACATCCGGTTATAAAGTTGTCGTAAGCGGTTTTAAAGGCCGAAGAAACGTCATCATTAAGAGCGCCAAGTACTGACCTGGTAAATTTGTGGTAAGTAGAACCAAATGCCATTTGACGGGCTAACAATGAACCCATTTTTTCATTACCATCGAAGGTCAAATGAAATTCATCCCCCTGGAAATAAGTAGCTGCGTCCCATGCTTCTAAATTGTTGTAGTTAAAACCTATTTCAACATTCGCATAAGTTTCAGTTAATCGACGAGCAAACACACGGATTGCGAATAGCCGTTTTAAATTTGTTGTACTCGCGTTTGTCTTTGTTGGTATGGATATGATTATGCGAGGAGTATTATAGTCCGTATTGATCCTATCAATAAGTGACTCCAATAACGTAATATCTAAAGTATAACCAGTTTGACAAGCGTCATTAACACCTAAAACTACAATAGCAGCCGTTAACGCTGTTTTGCCGTACTTCGCCATTCCGGCATCTATCTTGGTTTTAGCGTCTGAGTATAAAGGTCCGTTTGTCCACCAGGATAATGAGGTCGTTGAACTCCAGAAATAAGTTCCTCCAACCGCCGTAGAAATTATTCCTACCGTCCGTCCTGTTGCCGCGTTATAATCAATCCCAAAACGAGGAATCCATGAACCGTCAGTACCGGCCGCTTGGACTTCCAACGTGTCAAGGTTTAAAATGTTTACGATTGTATCTGCGCTTTGGTTGTATTGTGTAACCGTTCCAAGTGTCGGAGTAGAACCGGGTGCTGTAGAGTTACCACGTCCTACAGAGTCTCCGAAAATAGCGAATAAGTCAACTACGTCTCCACCTTCGGCTATTAATGATTGAAATAAACTCATATCTTCAATACAACTAGTTAGTCCAAGTAAACTTAAAAATGCTTTCCTATTCAAATTACTGTCCGAAGTTTTTGCAGACTACGTAATAAGCACTACCTACTTTTTTAATTGCTATTACATATTTATCGCCTGATGTCCCAGCCAAAGCGCAAGTATTATTCCCGCTTGCCACACCTTCAGAAACGCATAACGCAGCCGCTGGAAATGTAAATGTTGAACTCGTTGCGCTTAGGGTTACAATCAAAGTAATGTCATCAGCCGTACAGCTTATAGTAAATGTCCGGGTCGCGCTTGATGTTGATAGTGTGTGTTTTATATTGGTAATGTCCATACTGGCTGCATCTGTTATGGCTGTAGCTGTATGAGCAAACACGGTATATTGCTTATTTAAGCCACCCTGTAACTCTTCCATTATCTCGGCTCCAGTAGGGAGTGTTCCAGATGGTAGTTCACTAATTTTCTTGTTTGCCATTATTCTAAAATTCTAAAATCTCCATCCTCAGTTGTCCTAAAATCATTATCCTCCAAGATTCTGAAAGTAGTTTCACCTCCGCTGAATCCTGGAGTACCGTAAAGTTTCGTTCTAGTCTGGTTGAATAAATTTGTTTTTATTCTCCCTGTATTTATTTTCTGAGTCGTTGGGTTGTTAAGCCTTACTTTCATACGATCTGAAGTTTACCAAACATCAAAGCGATTTCATACCCTCCTGTTTGGATGTATCCTATTTCATAGAAGTACATCCCCAAATCTTCAAACGTCATATCTAAAACACTCGCGTTAATAATCAAATTCCCGTTAGACTTTGCAATGTTGGTGATCTCTTTAATCTCTATCCCGTCCCGCTCATTGAATACTCTGAAGTAAGCCGATGCGTAAGAAGGAAAAGTAAAATCTTCTTCTGACTCAATAAAATCACCGTCGCATTCATCGGTGTAAAATTCAATAGCCCAATCCAGCAAAGCCTTAGCATTATAAAGTGCTATGTCCGTCTCCCGCGCATTAAATAAATTCACTCTAATCATGGCAGCATTTATTTATGTGGTACGGTTGCGCTCCTTTGTGTTTGTTCTTCACAGCCGAAATATGAAACCCATTTCCCCGTTTGTCATCCTTACAACCGTAGTCATAAAGCGGATAATCTGAATAATGGTTGTTCAAATAATCCATGAAAAGATTTTTATAGTACTGGCTTTGATATTTGGCGTCCTTAATCAGTGATGCCATTTGAATATCTGAAGCCACAACTGAATTTTCTTCCGTGTGAACCCTAAAACCGGCCCTTGTTACCTTAAAATTTGCCTTCTGTATCCAATATTCGTGTGTTTGCCAGGCTAAGTACTGTTTTATGTACGGAAAAAGTGATGTATAAGCGGTTGAAAACGTACTTGCCTGGAAATTTGTCTGAAAATCCTGATAAAAGGCATCACCCATGAGCATTCTTAGTGTTTCCTGGGCACGGTAAATCTTACTTTCCAGTTCTTCGTCCGGTAAACTCTGAGGTAAGTCACATTGCTCCTTCAGATAAGCGTACGTAATAAGTTTATCTAGTTTAGCCATGCCTCAAGCTCTTTAAGTTTTGACTCTAAAAACAATTCCATGTCTCGACCTCCCCATGCGTTATACTCTAAAACCTGACAGCCGTCAGAATATGGAGAATTTGCAAACTGAGGACGTTTTTTAAGGTATGAGTAAATCCTTTTTAAGTTTTTTAAACCTAAATTTTGATTGTTTACTATGGCTTCAGCTACCTCCCGGCCTCCCTTACCGCCACACCTTAGGCCCATTTTCTCCTGATAGTCCAAAGCCTTTTTAATATTATTCCGTATGTTGTCAGGGAACGGCACCGGCACTGCGTTACTTAATCTGGCTTGTGTCGGCGCTGGCGCTTCTGGAAGTTCCTCCGGGCCTAGTTTAATCTGAGTCTCTTTTTCAATCCACAGTCTGCGGTCCTCGGCGCTCATTTCGTTCCAGATCTTATCGTCCAGGATCTCGAGTTCGGGATATGGGTTGTAAGGTGCAATTGTTATTTCCTGAACGTATGGCACAGAAAAATTCCTTAATATCGTTTGATAGGTATCCGTCAAAACCCGCTGTTTCTTAATGCTCCGCTGCTGCATGAGCTTTACGGCTACCCGGACGGTGTTACCATCCCCTCCCAAAGAAACCCCTTCGTTAATGTTTGCCAGGATAGCAGGTACTTTAAAAGCGATGGTAATCTTCTTCGTCGCCTGGTTGTCGATGGTCACAAATAGATCCCCGTTGTTATTAGACGGCATAGCCACGGGAATAGGTACCTCGTCTTTATTTGAGAACCACTGCACCCACATATTTCCGACCCTCTTAGCGCCCATGAAATTAGCCTCTATAAGCTCGTCAAACGCTTCTCCTTGTGTCTGTGCCTTCTCACTGTCCGTTGACTCAGGGTTATTTATTGGTGCATTAGGGTCGCCTATCATAGCCAGCATGAACGGCTGCAGAAACCCGTTGTTTATATTATCCTCGTGGTAATCAGAGACCCCGGCCTCAATCTTAAACCATTTCATGGCCGCGTGTGCCTCCGGCATCGGGTAGAACCTGGAAAGTGCGTTCGTTGTCCCTACGTATAAAACCTGCCCTTTATACTTCTCTTTCTGTGCTGATACCTGGGCCTTGACAGCCGAAGGATTGTAACAGTCGTATTCCGTGGAGTTATCGTTGTTCCTGAAGTCATTAGTCCCAAAATACGGGTTATAGAGTATCTTTGAAATGTACCCTTTGTCATCCGGTTTCCCAAGCCTGACGTTCTCAAAAGGTAAATTCATTATTTCGGTGATCTGCCCGGCGCCGTTGTACATCACCCTTAAAGCGAATCCTTCAAACTCAGAGAAATCCTTACATACCTTTTGGTGAATTTGCCAGAAAGTTTCCCCCTTGTAGTTTACGATTTTCTTTTCTAAAGTATCATCCGAAAACCCCACACCCTCTAAAAAGTCGTTAATAGTCGATACACACGCCGAAGCGGATGGGCTTTCTGAAATAGCTTTATGCCAGGTTAAAGGGAAATTGTCATTACCTCCAAAATAAGGGATATACTTTTCAAATGTGAGGTTAGCTGGACGGGTCGGTTGACGCCAAAGGTTGTATATCTTGCCGAAGAAATTCGCCATATTCTGGGATATTGAACAGATTTGGCACACGGACCAAAGTCTTGCCGTAAAAATTAACAAAATATCCCTCTTTCGCTAACATAAAATCTTGCCTAACTGTAGACCGCTCAATATTCGCCCGGGCTGTACTGTTACGGATCTTTACTTCTATGTCCTTCCGGATCCAGCTCATGTGATGCATTTTTAAATCAATCTTTTCAACCCCTGAGTTGATGTTTAAAGAACGAGTAGGATCTATCCGGATCTTGCCGTCAATCCAGGCGAAAGGGTACTTCCGGTTAAATTCGTGTTGGGTAGTCGGTGTTAAAACATGTATAAAAGGTACAAGCGTAGTGTCCAAACCGATTGTTAAAGTCGGGCTTTTAAAGTAGGTTTGACAGTCGCAGACCATACCTAAAAGATTAGTTTCCACGTGGAAACGTTCTTTTGCCTTTAAAAAAGGTTCAGGCTCATACATCTCATCACTGTCAATGGTTAGAAAATGTGTGAATCCTAAATCCCTAGCTATTTTTAAACCGTAGTTCCGCTTGTCAGTCTCGCTGTGCGCCGGGTGATGGTGTTGAGGTTCCCGGATGTAAGTGTAGACTCCATCATTAGCCATGCTAACGTAAAGCCATTCGTGCGGTATAGGGCATAATTCCCCGTAGTTGCTGCGGGTGGATGCGATGATAATTACCCCCTCCACAAGTGGCCTGATGTTTTTAACCGAGTGTTTAAGTATATCGTAATCCCCCCAAACGTTAAATATCGCGCATAACCTCATTTTTAAATATGGTTTAAATTTTTTAAATTGCGGTGCGCTGCGGTATCCTAGCAGATGAAATTTTAAAAAGCCTCACCTGGGAAATGGGGCTTTTTTATTTTACCACTTCCCTTTAGGGCATTCTTCATCTTGAATCCTTGCCTTTGCTTGCAGCCAGCACCCGCATTCACCGCACGTAAAGCCTTTCCGGAATTGACATTCTACGCAAATAGGTAGTCTCTTATTTGCAAGGTCATTGCGCCTGTTAGTAAGCCAAAAAAACCAACCTAAAAAAATATGGTAAAGAGTTTTCATACCGGGTTTTGATAAGCAAATTCTCCGTGATGTTCTCGGGCAAGTTCGTTCCATCGTCTTGCGGCCTCCTCAGCAGTATTAAATTTACCTTCTCGGTAACGCTTGGCGTTAGCCATTATCTCACATTTGTAATACCTCTTTCCTTTATACTCAGAAAAACATACTCCTTTGTAGCCAGTCTGCTTATTTGCAGGCCGTCTATTCATTGTGTTCTGTTTAAAAGTAGCAATTCTTAGATTTGATCTTTGATTATTAAGGCCGTTCCCATCTATATGATCACCGACAATACTACCATCCGTCAGCCCCAACAGGACTCTGTGCATCTTCCATTTGATCAATCTTCCAGCAGGATCGGAACCCCTATGATATACGTAAAAAGTACCCTTAGATTTATCGAGTACCCAATGATGCTTTACTAAATGAGGGTGATCGCTATCATCTACTAATACTTCTTTTGTTCCATAAGTTTTTGAGTGAAGTATAATTGTTTTCATATGCCTTGTAGATAAATTACTGATCCAGGTTCTGGGGCTGAGTAGCCAGGTCCAATATACGACATTAATTCGCCACCTCTCTCATATTTCATTCCGAGTCTTTGCATTATAATTGAACCGCAAGTTTGATCGTGTCTGTGGTCTTCAAAACTTCCTCGGAAACAACCAGCGAGTGCAGAGGCCTTCCATTGTTTAAAAAATTCCATAGCCAATTCACTTTTTTTATTCAGCCCTAATAAACCTGCTGAGAACATTATAAGGCCACCCGTCCCCTGATATAACTCCTGTTCAGTAAGATTGAAATAATTTCTTGTATGCTGATTAGTCCATCTACCAACGTAATGGCCCGCTTCTGTTGCCAGCCATCCTTGATTTATTATGATTGATTCAAGTTTTGACATATCCCCCACTCTCCACATACTCGCATCACACCAAAGCACAATATCATCTTTCATAAACGCCTTTTCAATAGCGTATATTTTAAACTCATACGGACTCTGTGAATGGGTAGGGCTTCCGATCTGTGAGTAGTCAGTGAATGGCATCTTTCCGTAGTGCTCAGGGATGGAGGCCATAAGACGTTGCTGTCCTTTGATGTAGTGGCCGGTGGCGAAGTTTACTATAATCATTATAATTCAAATTCAACTACATAAACAATGTATTCACCTAAAAAGAACTTTCCAGTAAATACAAACAGAATAGCCCATAAAGGCAAAAGAAATACCATTGGAATAAGCCCAATACACAATAGAATAATCCATAATCTTCTGAGTATTTTCATTTTGCGTAAATTAAATTTTCACCGCTTGTATAAATCAACTTGAATCCTCCCAAATACTTTTCGAACGCCGTCTTTGTTTCAGGCTTACTGTTCCACTCCAGGCAAATGCAATGCGTATCGGTTAAATCAATCTGCTGTAAAATGCACAAATCATTTCCTTCGCAGTCTATTGATATAAAGTCAAACTTTTTGAACTTCAGTCTGTTCATGAACGTCTTCCATCTGAAAGTTTTAACCTCAACAGGTTCATAGGTTACTGTGCGTTTAAACCTATCCATTTCTGATTGATGGAATGTGCTTACCAGAGCAACATCCGCAGCACTGCACAAAGGTCCGGACTCTTGCAACATAGCTTTACCATTGTGATCAGAAATAGCGTACTGATAGCAGAAAATATTTTTGTTACCATCGTATAGATTTTTGAGTTTTTGAAATGCTCTAGGTGAAGGCTCAACACAGACGCCTCTAAAGCCAAGTAATGCTAAGGCTCTAGTGTTTGAAAAGGTCTCTCCATCATTAGCACCAAGATCTAAGAATATTCCAATCCTACCATTAAAATATTCTAATATCTTATCCTGTTCTAAATTTTGAGAATAGCGTTTTATTTGTACTTCCATATAAATCCGTTTGATGATTTTCTTGTGCCGGTACAGCAATTTGATATATGTTGCCGTGATCCATTTATTTCAATTGCAGCAAATGTAGCTGATACATGTTCTTTAATTAAATTCATATCCATGTCGTACTGAAGGATTGGTTTGCTTGTGTGATTCTCAATCCCTGTTTTACCTAACCAATATCTTGCTGGTTTGCACAACCCATTATCCCATGCGTGTTGTGCATTTTCGCTAGGTGTGCACCACTCTAAATTTTCAATTCTATTATCTGTAGGAATCCCGTTTTTATGGTTAACATGAGCACCATCAAAATATGAATCCATAAGAAATGTATAGGCCATTAACCTATGTATGGTGTGCCTAACAATTACATTGTTTCTACAAAGTTTCAAGGATGGATATCCTTTTGAAAGTTGATGAGATAATATTTTAAATTTATTAATTGTACCGTTCCTTGGGAGGGATTTGATTCGGCCTATACTTGAGACTTTATAAAGTCCTTCGTATCCTGGAATATCTTTCCAGATTTCATGTATCTTTGTCATATCTTTAAAGTTTGCACAATAAAGATAGTTAAAAGCCTCAGGGATTAAAAGTCTTATTGGGGCTTTTTTCATATGCTGTTATTTTATCTGCTTCCGAAACTTTTGAACTGTTCAGTAAGATTGAAATAATTTCTTGTATGCTGATTAGTCCATCTACCAACGTAATGGCCCGCTTCTGTTGCCAGCCATCCTTGATTTATTATGATTGATTCAAGTTTTGACATATCC